CTTCGCTGTTAACCTGACATTCTTCAAGTACATATATCAGCCTCAATAATTCATTACTAGTCATCATTTCCTCCCATGATTTTATAACAATCATCACAAACTACTCTCAAGGGTTCATTTTCCATAAAGAATTTAGAATGAATAAATTCCTCTATTGCATCTTCATGTGACCAAGTTGATGTAAATATTTCATTGCATAAAGCACATTTGTATTCATCACCTGTGGTAATTTCAATCATCACTTCCTCCTAATTTAGACCATGCATCTATATCATCTTTGCGCCATCTTCTAACACGACAGGATATGACAACTTCTTTGGCGAACTGTCCACGTCTAATCATGTCATTTAATGTCCACCGTGATATCTGTAAATACTCGCATACTTCAGCGGGTGTCATATAATCTTTGTCAATCATTGGCTATCCTCTTTGATAATCTGTTCAGCCTTAGATATAAATCCTTTCATGCATGTCAAACAAACGCCATCACAGAAATAATAATCCCATATAAAGTCATCAGAATGTACTATCACATCAGGTGCTTTACCATTGCAAAACCGACAATCTCTATTTTTATCCAATTCCATATTTATTCATCCTTCAAATTCTCCATAGCATATTTATATGCTTCACATATTCTCTGGGTGATGATTGCCCTTGCATTTAACATCTTGTGACTGAACATATCAATTAGCAAATATATTACAATCGGCGTGCATATTAATGCCCATGTCACAAATATCCAGAATGCAGCCTCAATCATCGAATCTGTTCCTGTCTCTGTTCCCAATATTATTTATGCATTCCAATACTGTGCAGATACAATAAGACATGAGTATATTGTGTTCAATGTTGTAATATCCTAACAGGCAAGAAAAACAAATCCATGTAATTATATACACACCAATTGTCATTCTATTTCTCTCATGCGGTTCTTCATGGCTATCACATCAAATGGTTCTACTAACTGCAAGTGAATGGCTCTCTTTGAACGTGCCAAGTCTTTATCGCCATCCACTTTGAATTCCACTCTGTATGATTCTCCGTCAATGTCATGGCATACAAAGCTCAGTTCATTGCATTCCTCTGCCTCGTTATATCCGAAGTACTGCACTCGGTCTGAATCAAATTGATATACTTCTCCATCGTGCATGCAGCTAGATAGTTTCATCATCTTTCTCCCATACGACGTGAACAATATTGTGATCAACAAATATGTCTGAATATCCCATTTCAGAAGCTTCGGAAACCAGTTCCTTCAAAAATGAATCGAACTTAATTTGGAAATATCCAGCATCATTGGCGCTCTTTTTATTTGCATCATTCTTAAGTTTTAGATATTGTCTACGCTTTTCTCTAGCCATATCAAATATAGTAAAAATATTCATCCCTTATCCCCTAATTCCATATATGCTTTCACGGTATGTTCCATCTCTCATCTCAAGATATTCCGGCAAGTAACAAAGTCCAATAGTGAATGCAGCTGTAACAATTAGAACTAAGAACAATATTGCCACATTCTCTGCTGCCACGCGCCAGTAATTTGGTTTGGGTATTGCCATTGGTTTACGCTTCATCTCTGTTCCCCCTGCTCGTAGCTTTGGTCTTCATAAAATACTTAACAGTCCATTCCAATCTGTCTTCAAGCTCATCTATTCTGCTCTCCAGTAACCAGATGTGCTCTAAGAGAGATGTGGTGAATAACTGCATGTCTTCGTTAGTGGTCATCATTTAGCTCCTCGATGATGTTAAACGTTCCATCTTCATTTCTAGTAACCGACATGTCTTTATCGCATGGTGGATAAGGTATCCTTTTGTCAGTGATGGTTACAGTTTCAGGCTGCTTCAGAATCCATGGACCTGAACCATTAATCTCAAAAGTTTCTCCAACTTTTGCAGTCATAGGCAAAGTGAATACTTTAGTTTTGTCGTTCATTTCTTTTCTCCATCAAATTTACGATGAAACTCTGCTTCCCAATCATCTAACATCCGTGAAGCCTGTTCGTGATTAATGAGACCAATCTTGAGTGCCAAAAGTATCATCTCAGCACCCTTGACGGATAATTCGATAATGTCTTTACTCATGATTATTCTCCCATCGCTTCTAGCTTCGATACAAAAGAACTCAATGTTTCCTCTATGCATTCGCGGCATATCAAAAATGTATTTTGTGAATGCTCCGATTGAACGTAAATATGTTCATGCTTTGGATACTTACAAACATCACATGTAGATCCAAAAGATTCATTGTTGATACATGCTCCTATTTCGTAACTTGTGCTCATTGCTATTCTCCCAGTGACTTTAGTTCTAGCAAGATTTCAGCCAGTGATGATTCACTTATAGTGATTGGCCTTGAATCATCAGGGCCCTCAACCCATGTTTTGACTCTGTTCATGACTTCATCATGCAGCTTCATGAAATATTCTGTTGTTAGCTCTTTCTGTGTGTCTGTCATATTGTTCCCCTAGAACGTTATGTGGTTTCGATAAAGTAAGAATAGCGTAGATTAGTGTTGATTACAAGTGTTTTCGGTTGGAAAAGTCGACAGATGATTGATAATATGGTCGTAGGTCAATATATGATGGCTATATCAATCATGTTGGAGTTGGCGCATATATCAATCAACCGGTTATACTTTGTAACCAGTTGGTGTCGTTGTCTTATATAGAATAAGTCAATAAGCTAGACTAAGTCCTGACTTATTAGTTGCAGAGCATAAAACGATAGGTTGTGCTATCATTTTCATTAACATACAACAGAAGGTAGTTTATGACAGTTTGCATTGATGATAGAACTCCGAATGGACGTACAGATTTACCACCAAAGGAACAGGGAAAGAAATGGTCCCTGAATTTCTCATATCAGCCTGAATATTGTGATGTGGTTATGAACATGGGTTTAGAAGGCGCTACGTTGGCTCAGATGGCTGCGGCTTGCGGGGTGTGCAAGGAGACATTGATTAGCTGGACAAAGAAGATAGAAGAGTTTGGGTTGGCTTACAAGGCAGCTAAGACTTTGTCTGAGTCTTGGTGGGATAAGAAGGCTAACGATAATCTAGAATACAAGAAAGTCCGTGGGGAACCTGAGCCTATGTTCCGTACTGAGATATGGAAAGCCCAGAAGCAATTTGAATTTGGTGCATCAGAGAAGAAAGTGGATGCAGGTATTACTGTTAATGTGAGTGACAAAGCTGATAGCGATAAAGTGGCTGAGCTTGTTAAGAAGATGCACAAGGAGAGTGAGATATGAAAAGACCAAAGTACTATGATGAAATGAGAGCTATTGAAGCTGGATTCGATGAATGGAGACAGTACCATATTCGGAATTACTCCAAGCTGAGTCATATCATTGTCAGTAGGGCAAAAAGACTATTTAATATCATGCTTAACAAACTATCGCCTTCGTTGGCCTATAGATGGAATCGCTGGAGCTCTAAATATAAGCATGCGGCTAGCATCAATAAATGCAGAAAGATCATTGAGCAAGAAAAGAATCGGAATCCTTGGCTTTTCATGAATTGAGAGATGGAATATATGATTGATGCCACAGATGAATATCTAATCAATAGCTCCTCTGCCAAGCGTGAGCATAAGCCTGTTCCGAATGAAGTCATATTGCATTATACGGCTATGCTACTTGATAGCACTAAAAGCAATGATATTCCTTCACACTTGAGAATTGATAGGAATGGACTCATGTTCGATCCAATGCATGAAGCGACTCATTATTGGAATAAGATTGAATCAGCGATACCTGCGCCCAAAGAATGTAAAGGCTATGTTTGGAAGAAAGAAGACTATGTGATGAATCAGGAGTATTTGGATGCAAAGATTAAAAGGAGCGATATATGACAACAGAGAATACAATTGAAGAAGCAGTAGCATTGGCTGAGTCAGCATCACCAGGCATCTTGCCAATCATTAAGCCAGAAATAGAAGCTTTGATGCAATACATCGAAGCTAATCATGCAGACGAATGGGTTAGGCTTGTTTCTTTATTTGGCAATGAGCGTGAAAAGATTGCTGCTTACATCGAATTAGGTCAAGGCATATTGAAAGTGGCGCAAGATGTAGCTGCTGAAGCAAAGGCAATTGTTGAACCTGCGACTGTAACGCAACCAAATGACCTGCATGCGTCTGCAATTTCAGGCAGTATCAATACAGGCTTTGCTAAGGTTGACGTCACTATAGACCCAATAAAGCAGGTTAAAGACATAGCGCATGGCATAGAGTCTGTTGGTAAGAAAGCCATCGATGGAATCAAGGGGATATTTCACAAATGATAGTTACGATTACTCTCGAAGATGGGATATACAAGGCAGTTGGAACGTTAAATGGTGAAAACATATGCAGTGATTTCTCTCTTGATGGTGCAGATAATATGTCTATAAAGTCGATATGGGATATATTTGATTACGAGTTTAATATAGAGAAGCATGAAGCTGATATTTTGAACGAAATGATTCAGATGGGCATTTCTCCCAATAAGGATATCTAAATTGAGACGTAGAATCACGGATGATTTGATGTTGGCGGGATATAAGCATTTGGTTGAATACTACCGGTATGTCACAGGCATTGAGCCAGAAGATATTAGATTGGTCTACAATCAGAAGATGATGAAAGACTATCTTGAGTCTCCTGAAGGCATCGCTGAAGCAGCTGAAGAGCAACGAATTAGAGAAGAGAGGAGTGCGTATTGATGCGCATCCGCAAGAGAATAGATTTCTATCGCAACGTGCTAGAAGACATGATTGATGATGACAGCAAAGAACAATGGGATCCAGGTGGATGGTCCTATTTGTTATGGATGCTTCATGACTATTTGGTATTCACTACATATGATGAATGGAAAGATGACAGGCTGCCCGAAGATACTATACTGTTTAAGTCCCTACTGGAGCGATTCAATGCATTGGATAAGCCTAAAGAATTGATTGAGAGCGAAGGTTACAAGAATTTTGTATGGAGATTGGAATATGCCACTAAAGAAAGGTTCTAGTAAGAAAGTAATTGGTGAGAACATCGCCATTGAGAGACGCTCTGGGAAACCGGAGCAACAGGCTATTGCGATTGCATTTAGCAAAGCAGATAAATCTAAACCAAAGAGGAAATCGAAATGAATCACAATTGTAACGAAGGTAAAGGCGGCTCAATGGAACATGAATCCAAGAACATGGGCCATAAAGCACCCCCACGTATTACTGCTGACAAGAAAGATGATGGTGGCGGCATTCGTAAAGAAAAAGATATGACCAAGGCCAAAAAAGTACCTTATTAATGTCTCTGCTGATTGCTCTTCATATCCTCGGTATTGTGATTAGTGTCTGTCATTCGTTTATTTCATACGATATGCAGCATACGCACGAACAAGAACAGCATGAAGAGCAGTCATGCCCCAAGCAGGATGAGGAATGAATCCATCCCTGAGCACTAAAGAGTTAACTAAAGCTCACCTACTAGGTAGCTTTATGACCTTTACACGCACATTCTTTGAGTTGCGCACTGGTCGTGAATTCCAGCTATCTTGTCCAATCGGGCGAGAATCTCATTTCATTACTATTGCTAAAGCACTCAAACGGGTGTTTAATGGTGATTGTAAGCGGCTAATCATTAACGTACCCCCTAGGTATGGTAAAAGTGAATTGATGCTGAACTTTGTTGCTTGGTCGCTTGCAAACTATCCCGACTCTAATTTCATTTATACGTCATATGCCCAATCTCTATCTGCCATGCAGACACAAACCATTCGCGATATTATTAGCACGCCTTACTACAAGACAATGTTTGGCGTTGAGATTGACCCAGACCTAGGAGCGAGAGATGACTTCAGAACAACTGGAGGCGGTCGTGTATTTGCTGCAGGTGCTGGGGGTCCTATCACTGGTCGCGGCGCTGGTCTTAAGGGGGTAGAACGATTCGGTGGTTGTATCATTATCGATGATGCGCATAAGCCAGAAGAAGTAAGCTCAGATACCATTCGTGAGAAGATAAATAATTGGTTCTACAATACGCTCCAGTCGCGTGTGAATGACCCGAGCACACCCATTGTTGCCATTGGTCAGATGCTACATGAAGATGACCTGTTGGCTAATCTGCGTAAGGTTAAAGATGATAATGGAAATCCTGAATGGGAAGTGATATGTCTTGCTGCATTAGATGCTGCTTACAATGCCCTCTATCCTGAGATGCATACCAAAGAGAAATTGCTTGAGATGAAGCGCATATCTCCCTATGTGTTCGCCAGCCAGTATCAACAAAATCCTCTGCCTGCTGGGGGCGGTATATTCCAGAAAGAGTGGTTCCCATTGCTTGATGAAGAGCCAAAGATTATTTCTACATTCATTACTGCGGACACTGCTGAGACTGACAAGGACTATAACGACGCAACTGTGTTTTCATTTTGGGGTGTTTATCGCATAGAATTTAGGGGGATTGACTCTGGTTTATATGGATTACATTGGATAGACTGTAGAGAATTGCGTTGTGAGCCAAAGGATTTGGAGAACGAGTTTTATGATTTCTATACAGGGTGTATGCGTTTCAAAGTTAAGCCAACAGCCACCGCCATCGAAAAGAAAAGCACTGGCGTTACTCTATGCTCTTCCCTCTCGAAAGTCCCTGGACTACGAATATTTGATGTGGAGCGTACCAAAGCTGGTGGCAGTAAAACGACTCGATTCCTTGAATGCCAACCCTTCGTTTCCGCTAAGCGTATTACTTTCTCCAAGGGGGCACGTCATGCTGACATGTGCATCGAGCATATGCGCAAAATCACGGCCAATGATACGCATAGGCATGACGATATAGCAGATACAATGCAAACCGCTATACAATGTGCTTTAATTGAAGGTACTCTACTACCTGTTGATAACTCACAAACTGATTCAGTCATGCAGGCATTTACGAGCAGAACTCAGCAACTGACACAATTAAGGCGGAATTTATGACAATCGATGTCGCCAAGAAACATAGAGACCAACTCGAGCGCCTAAAGAACAACATAGAAAATGCTCATGATGCCTTCAAAGAGAACATAGATAGATACAATGAGTTTCGTAACTTTGTGTTTGTGACTACACAGACTCAGTCACAGATTAATGTGTTGGCCACATTACAGAAGCCTCAGATTGAATTTAATATCTTAGAAGCTTACATATCCCGGTTGCGTGGTGAGTTCAGCAAGCAAGAGCCTTCGATACAGATGTCTGCTAAGCCAGGTCAGAAAGTAGATCCACAATTGATTGAAATCATCGAAGGCCATGTGAGATATACATTGCAAGAGGCTAACAAAGCCGGTCTTGAGTATCATTGCTATACAGATACATTGTCTGGTGGTTACTCAGCGATGAAGGTATACGCTGATTATTCTGGCGAAAAGAGCTTTCATCTAGATATCTTCTTGAGACGATGCTATGACCCTACGTTGACTGGGTTTGATCCAACAGCAATGCGTGAGGACAAGGCTGATGCTGAATATTGCTTTGAGATATTTGCTAAGCGCAAAACTGATTTGGAAAGGGAATATCCCAATGTGAAGTTTGAGAGTATCACGAAGGCTACTGGGCCTGGGCCACATATGGGTAACTTCCAATGGTCATATAACATGAATGACGATGAAGTGTATTTGGTTGCTGATTACTATGAGAAGAAGAAGACACGCAAAACCATCATTCAATTATCTGATGGACAGGTATTAACCAATTCTGAATATGATAAGTTCTTGGAAGATTGGGCAGCTGAAGGTAAGATTGAACAAGCACCTATTCCTGTTGGAAAGCCCAGAACTACTGATTTGGTGACCGTGGAAAGGTATAGGTTGGTGGGAGATCAGGTTTTAGAGCATGAAGAAACAGACTACAAACGTCTCCCCCTCATTTTCATTGATGGCAATTCTATTCTATCCAAGAAGAACACAACTGGTGTTGTAAGACAAATGACGCGTCCTTACATTTATAATGCGAAGGGTGCTCAGGCTATGCTGAACTATCACTTGCAAACATTGTGTAATGAAGTTGAGAATCTTGGGCCTGCTAAGCTAGCTGTGCCTAAAGACGGTATACCACCGGCATATCTTGAGAACTATTTGAATCCACAGAATTCGCTTGTTTATGTTTATAACCAATTCAGGAATGATGATCCAAATGTTCCATTGAACCCCCCAATCCCAATGACTCGTCAAGCCATTCCCCCCGAAGTGCCAGCAGGCGTTGAGATTGCCACAAAAATGATTAGCAACATTCTTGGCTCATTCGATACATCGATGGCTCATATGACGCAAGACCAAATGAGTGGCAAAGCAGTTCAAGAAGTTTCAACATTATCTAACTCGGCTGCAATGCCTTATGTTGTATCGTTTATGCGTGGGCTACAGAGTGCTGCACAGCTGATTGTTGATTTGATACCATTGTATTACACGACACCAAGAACCATTCCAATCATCGATAAGCAAGGCAACAAGTCTTATGTCAAGATTAACCAAGAAGGCGGCATATCATTGGACTATGACCATGATGCCATTCAGGTTAATGTGGAAGCAGGTGTTTCATTCGGATTGCAACAAGAGAGAGCATTGCAACAGATTTCTATGTTGATGCATGCAAGTCCTGCGATGGCTCAGTTCTTTGGTGAAGATGGTATGAAGCATCTGTTCAAGAACATGAGCTTTAGAGGTGTAGAAGTCATCGAAGAAGATGTGGAAAGATGGGTCAAGCAACAAATGCAAGCCAAGCAAATGATGCAACAAGCAGAGATGCAGAAGCCAAAGATAGAGCAACAGGCATTACAAGTTGCAGCACAACAGGTTCAAGTAGAAGCACAAGTTGGTATGGCGAAGGTTCAACAACAGGCGCAAGCAGAGCAGGTAAAAGCGCAGCTTAAAGCTGCCGAACTACAAATGGACGAAAAACGTATTCAAATGGATTTAATTAAAGCATTGGCCCAGATGCGTATAGAAGAAGAGAAGCTGGGCATAGAACAGCAAAGAGCTGATGATGACAGAATCGAGACTGTCATCGATGCTGCTATCAGGCAGTCAGAGCATGTTCATGGCATGTCTCATAAAGAGTTTGAGCGTAACTTATCGGCGCTGGAATCTGACAGAGGTCATGAGATAAACTTAAAAGGATTGGAATCTAAGGCAGAGAAAAGAATAATCAAAGAGTAATCAAAGATTGCCTGAAGACTTATCTTCCATTTTTCTGCGCCAGTTTTCATCTATAGCATCCCAAACTTCTTGCAATTTCAGTTTAAGCAGGTTAACGCAAATATCGTCATATTCTTTTTCAGTCTGGCCCCTTTCTTCGGGATACCATCCTGGTCCAATCGACATGGTCGAAATTCCACCCTATTTTGGTTAGTTCATGGTTGTTTTTCAGATATATCTTACTAAAGCTGCATAAATGGCAATTCTTCAGTCATATCGTTAATTTCGGCTATGATTTCACGGCAGAAGTCTTGGTGATCTTCTGATTCTGATTCATCACATGCCAGATTAAGCAGATAACTCTTGATATTCAATAATGCGCAGTAATACGACTCAGCGAATGCAGTCCTTTGGAGCTCTTCCTTCGTGAATTCATTATCCACTTCGTAAGTTATTTTGATACTCATTAGTTCATCGTCTCCACATTTGTATCATGAAGCATTTTATTCATGAACTCTCTTTTCACTTCAGCCAATATCTCATGCGACCCAAATTGCTCCAATAGATGAGCAGCCAATGCTGTAGCTATAGCATTCTGATGGTCTTTGATCACATTATTACCAACAAAATATATGAGCATGTTCATAGCCGCTTCTATCAGAATCTCACCCTTATGGCTTCCATCAAGCTTTTCGAACTCCTTTGATTCGATAACGCTCTTTGATTTCTTTATGAGCTTCTCAAATAATATCTTTGTATGCCTAGCAATTATCTCTTCATGTTCAGTCATATTAAATCTCCTCTCAGGATCAAAATATTAGCATAGTTTGAACTATCAAGGATTTCTTGACAGTTGTGTAGTGTTCCACGTGGAACATGCATACAAGATATGGATTTCATAGTGTTTAGTTGATTTGCAAAGCACAATATGTAGTGCTATTCTTAATGTACTGAGCTATCAGGTTTAATAGCTGGCAACGAAGGCCACAACTTCGGCACTAACCGAGACACCGGGTAAAGGTCAGATATGAGAGGGTTTTATGACTGAAGATATTCTTCAAAATGCTGTCGCGCAACCAGAAATGGTTCAAACACCGCCTGTTATGGCGCAATCTGCTCCACAAGAGAAGATGTTGCCACAATCAGAGGTGAATGATTTGGTTGGAAGGGTTAGAGCTGAAGCTACTGAAAAAGGTAGACGCGAAGCTTTAGCCGCACAAGGTCAAACGCAACAGTCAGCTCCTGGTGGTGGATTATCTGAAGAGCAAATTCGACGAATGATCGAAGAGCAATCCAGTAAGGTGCAACAAGAGCAACTCATGAGAATGGATGCTGAACGTATTGTTGGTGAATTTGCCAGCAAGATGGACTTGGGCAAAGATACTTATGAAGATTTTGAAGATGCCGTCCGTAAACTTGATATCCGTACTATGCCTGAAATAGTGCAGCTCGCGAATAGTGTAGGCAATACCGCTGACATCATGTATGACTTAGCGCAAAATCCCTATAAGATTCCGGCTTTGAAAGCATTGGCCAAAGAATATCCGCATCTTGCTCGCATCGAGATGCAGAAGTTTTCTAAGTCTATCGATTCAAATAAAGACGCGGTATCAAATGTTAATACACGGAAGCCCTTAAGTCAGATGAAACCTTCAACAGGAATCGTTGATAATGGGCCCGGTAATACATTGAAAGACTTCAAGCGCCAACCATGGGCTAGAGGTTAATCTAAAAAACTGATTATGGCTTCATTATCAACTATACAACTTAGTTGATGGAGCCTATATATGTCAGTGCCAAGTAATATTCTTCAACAGGTGCAGACCTACCAAATGAGCCAATTGGCCTTCTTGGGAAACTTCGGTTGTTTTATCCATACGTCGAACAAGAAGTTCCAAAACTTCGAAAACATGGTCGGCAATTTGGGTGATACAGTAAACTTCGAATTACCACCTCGCTTCGTTAGCCAACAAGGCCTGGTTGTTAATTACCAACCCACACAACAAAGACTTCAATCTTTGACTGTGAACCAAGCTCAAAATACTTCCTACGCTTACACCTCGCAACAAATGATCTTCAACGTAGAAGACTATATGATGCGCGTTGGTAAAGGCGCTGTTATGGAATTGGCTACAGAAGTTGAATCTGATGTTGCTGGTTTAGCAGAAACACAACCTTATCGCTTCTTCGGTGATGGCGTAACTCAAATCAACAGCTTTGGTCAATTGGCAAATATGTTGGCTCAATTCCGCACCTACGGTGTGACTAAAGATCAAATTAAGGTTTACCTATCAGATATCGCTGTTCCACAAATCGTTAACTCAGGTCTAAATCAATTCGTTTTAGATCGTAACGAAGAAATGGCTAATAGCTGGTTGGTGGGTGATTGGATGGGCGTAAGCTTCTATCAATCTAACCTATTGCCTACTCATTTCGCAGGTACTGTTGGTAATCTTGGCCAAACTTTAACGGTTGTTTCGACTAACGATCCAACGGGTAACAATATTACGCAACTAACTATGTCTGGTGCAACTGCAAGTGATCCAAATGCAATCAAGCAATATGACAATCTATATTTCATTGATGGTGTAACAGGTCAGCCTAACATGCGTTATTTGACGTTCATTGGTCATAAACCTACTACTCTGCAAGTGCAAATTCAAGCGACTGCTGATGATGCTTCTGATGGCGGCGGTTTGGTAGTTGTTAACATCAATCCTCCGTTGTGCGCAACTGTTGGCAATGCAAACCAAAACATCTCGTTCAACGTGGTAGCTGGCATGCAATTGAAAGTATTGCCTGACCATCGTTGCGGTTTGATTGTTGGTGGCGATGCATTGTACTTGGCTATGCCAAGATTGCCTGACCAATCTCCGTTCTATACAGGTAACGAAATGGATGCCGATACCGGCGTTTCATTGCGTCTGACCTACGGTGCGGTACTTGGACAAAACCAATTATGCTATGTCAATGACGTCATCTGGGGTAAAACAGCTCCTGGTGAATATTTGATGCAGATCGCATTCCCCGTTTAATGGGGTTATAGGGTTTGGGCTTAGCCTGCATGCTGAGCCCCTTCCTTATAGGAGGAAATATGCCTTATACATCTCAGATGTTGATCACCAATGCCTATTATTTGTCAGGCATTGTTTCTCGTGGACTGGAAACAGTTACCAACGAACAATTAAATGATGGATTATTCAGATTGAATAGCTTCCTAGCTATGAAATCCGCAGATACCGGGCTCATTCCCTATTACCAAGTAGTTAATGGAAACTTTATAGCCGGACAACAACAATATTTCTTCCCAAATCTGACTCATGTTGAAACGCTAGCTTTCTTCTTGAATCAACCGAATTCTGGAGATCCAGTACGTTTCCCCATGGTAGAAGTTACACGCCAAGTCCAATTCGGTGCTGGCCGTGTTGAAAATATTCAAACACTCCCCTACCAATGGCATATGGAACGCGTATATGGCGGGGCAAATGTATATATCTATTACGCACCATTAGATAACTATGCATTCATAATGAGCGCAAAATTCTCATTAATGAGCACAGTATTAAACCAAGATTTATCGTTAATTTACGACCAATTCTATATTGATTACATCATGTATGGTTTGGCTGAATATCTCTGTGAATGGTACCAAGTTGTGCCTCCGCCCTTTGTTTATAAACAACTTCAGGCATTCGAGAACCACATCAGAGATACAAGCCCTATGGATTTAACCATGCGCAAGATGGAATATTTCACCCAACATACAGGCATTCAATATGCTGATGCAAATATTGGGCATGGTTTTACTTCTATTCCCTAATTGAGGATTGATAATGTTTCCATCCCAGCAAGAGCTTAAATCAGATGCAACGCTCAAGATAGTGGGAAGCAACACGTTTGGCAGAAACCCAAAGATAGATACAGAACAAACCTACAATATGATGATTTCTGATAATTGGTTGGTACAAACTCCCGGTTACAAGAAAGCATTAACTTTGCTCGATGGAAATGTGGGGCGGAGTATCTATTCGAGTGCTCGTGGTGGCTTCATGATAGTCATCATAGCCAACACTGTATTTAGAGTTTCAGGGCCAATCGGATCATTAAATGCAGAAGCTATTTTTACACTCGACACATTCACAGGTGACATATCAATCGATGAGAACATAGCAAATCAAATAGCAATATGCGATGGATTGAATTTATGGATTTATAATTGGGAAACTTTGTCAGCACAAATAGCAGTGCTTCCAATAGACCAAGAAACTGGTTTGATGGTTGTCCCTTCCTATGTCACATATCATGATGGATATTTTATTGTCCCTAATAAGGAATCTGCTAATTGGTTCTTATCACAGCCCAACAATGGCCTTAATTGGCTTTGGGGAGCTGGAGGGGTATCGGTCTTTGCATCTATTCAGACAAAACCAACAAACGCTGTAGCCGTGTTACGTGCGCCTGGTAAGGGAAACCTAGTCTACGTATTTGGGAATACGGTCACGGAAATATGGTATGACAACGGTAACCAACTATTCCCTTATCAGCGCAGTAACTCAGTGTCTATCGATTATGGCTGTGTGAGCTCAACCACCATCGCTGCTATGGATGAATATGTAGCATGGCTTGGCATTAATGAGAAATCAGGCCCAATCATCATGATTTCATCTGGCGGGTCTTTTCAACATTTATCTACTGATGGCATTGACTTCAGATTGGCTGCGGTCGAATTTCCACAAGATTCCTATGCCTTCTTCTATAAGATTGATGGCCATGTCTTCTATCAAATAACATTCTTTAATCCTGTAGATAACTTTTCTTTAATATATGACTTTAATACTCAAAAGTTCTTTTATGTTACCGATGAGAATATGAACTTCCATATTGCGGAAGCTGTAGCCTTTTATAACAACACTTATTACTTCACAAGCTTAAGAACTGATGGGGCAATATATCAGCTTGACTCGCAGTTCACGCAGTATGATTACACTATACCTAGTGTCCCTCCAGGAAATTTACCTATTAGTGGTGTATATGAGATCCCCAGGGTTCGTTATTGCAATCATTTTAGGCAAGTTGATAGTAGTAGATTTGTGGGTGGTGCTTTGACGTTTACGATTGAGCAAGGTGTAGATCCATTTTATCAAGAAAGTTCACTCTTCTACATAACAACCGAGGGTGGTGTAGTCCTCTCAGAAGAACAGCCCGCAGGTTATGTGGGAGAGTTTTTATCTACTGAAGCAGTATTGCAGCCCTATGTCCCCAGAGTTGATATGGCTATATCTAAAGATGGTGGACAGACATTCGGTAGCTTCATTACAAAATTCATGAATCCACAAGGGAACCGTAAGAATCGCATGATTTTCTATCGGATGGGTGCGGTCAATGATTTGGTATGCCAATTCAGATTCTGGAGCAAGACACGTGTCACCGTATCTGATGGCGTATTCGAGGCTAGACCTATACAGCAGGAGAGTGCTTAATGAATATTCCTAACTTTATACAGACTCCTATAGCTGACAAGAATGGAAATCTGACCCCTGAATGGGCAAATATTATGACGCAGCTATTAACTGAGCTACAATTAAATGTGTCTAATGAGGGTTATAAGCTTCCTCAGCTGACACAGAGTCAAATTACTGAGTTACAGGGTATTGCTGCAATGGGACCAGAACAAGCTGCCAAATCGAATTCAAATATGTTTTACAACTTTACTTTGAATGACCCAGATTCTGCGAATATTTTTATCAATGGCGTTCTGTATAAATTCACATTGACGCCGGTATAGGAGAGAAGTTATGTCATGGTATAACCCGTTTAGCTGGGGTGAAGAAGACATGGATGATGTCCATGGTTATTTAGATCAGATGGAGCCCATGCTGCATGAACAATACGATCCCTATAGAAATGCCGGATTGGAGGCTATGCCAACATTACAAGAACAATATTCACAGCTTCTAAGCAATCCTGCGGCAATGCAAGCCATGCTAGGGCAAGGTTTCCAAGAGTCGCCAGGCTATCAATATCAGCTCCAAGAGGGCTTGAATGCGGCTGATATGGCTTCCGCGCGGGGTGGTATGTTGGGTACTAATCAGCATCAAACTGAAGCGCAGAAGATTGCACAGGGTCTGGCTAATCAAGATTATGGTAATTATTACAACCGAAATCAGAATCTATTTAATCAAGGTTTAACCGGTACTCAGGGATTATTTGATACTGGATTTGATGCTACTAATCAGTTGGCCTCAGGATTGGGTAATGTTTACGGAAATCAAGCTGATTTGGCTTACGGAAATGTTCAAAGTCAAAATAATATGTTTGGTAGTGTTTTGGGAGCTGGTCTAACTGCTGCTGGATATGCCTTGGGCGGCCCAATGGGTGGAATGGCTGCGGATGCTTTGACTAATGGTATGGGACAAACGCCACAAGCGCCTTCCAGCCAGATAAATTATGACTGGGGCAATTACGGCAAGAATGGATGGATGAGATAATGGCTGGACCAATACCTAATTTACATTTTGCGCCTTATAATCCAATGCAGACAGCGCTGGAAGCCGCGCTTGGAACCTATAAAGGATTGACTCAGGGAAGAGGACAAAGAATTGAGAATGAATTGAATCAGGCAAAAGTTCCATATGCGGGACAAATGGCTCAGCAAGATTTATTAAATTCTGAACTCACTAATCAACTTAATAAATATAAAGTTCAGAAATCAGGTGCGCAAGCTCCATATTATGGGGAAATGGCTGCATTGGAGCCTCAAATAACTCGAAATGACATTGCATACAAGCAGGCCATGGCTCAATGGGCTTCAATTCCTCCCTGGGAAAGAGCTGCATATGAACGACAAAGCTTAAATGAACAGGAATTAGGAAAGCAAATAAATACAGAACTTCCCGATCAGACTAGGGATGCGCAGATTGGATTATCATCGCTAGCTGAAGCTAAAAAAGCCTATGACAATCTTGATTGGAAAGGCCCAGTAGCTGGACAGAAACAAAACGTTTTTGGGGGTGCATTTAAAAGTGCTGATGCTCAGATTCTCGAAAAAAACGTTGGGACTTTGCAAGCATCCATGTTAAAAGCATTGCAAAAAGGTCATATTAATATTCAAGATTATGAACAAATGTCTAAACGACTGCCAAGCGCTCTTTTGGATGAGAAATCTTTTGATGCAATATCTAACAATCTTTCTGCCGTTATGCAGAGGGAAGCTGAAGAAGAGCAATTCAAAAGATATGGTTTGGCCCAAGGTTACTCACCTACACAAACTAATCAACTCTGGTCTAGTTATAATTATTCTCGTCCTTCATTAAAAGAAGGAAAAAAGAATCCTGTTCTAGATTATTCATCATGGAAAGATTTCTATGTGCCGGAGAATGCTGCGAGAGTATTGAAAGATCCAACCTATGAGATAAAAGTTGATATGCCAAAAACGGCAAAACGTGAAGGATCGTCATTCGTGAAAATCCAAGCTCCTAACGGAAAGGTAGTATCTGTCCCAGAAGATAGGGTTCAAGATGCCATAAAAGCAGGAGGCAAGCGTGTTTGATTGGGATCAATTTGAAGAAGTAAAATCAGAACCAACAAATTCCAATAATTTCAATTGGGATGAATTTGAACCTATTGAACAAAACAATCCGAGCTATATTCAATCAGCTGGAATAGGCGCTAAAACCAATTTAAAAGGATATGGACATGGTATAGAGCAATTAGCACAAATGTTGTCTAAAATGAATCCAACATTAGGCATGTATGCACCAGACATGGCAGAAGAATATCAACCATTCCAAGAAAATAGACAACAATATAAAGAAAACTTGGATAGACGCGCCATGGCTAATAGACAAGAATATGAAGCCAGTTTGGCAGTCAATCCAAAATCTACATTAGCTGGCTCTATTGGTTCTGATGTACTCTTAGGTGGATTAGGTATGCCAGGGGGGGCAATTCAGGCTCCTATTAAAGGCGCTGGATATTTAGGTGCTATTGCACAGGCTGGGAAAACTGGCGCCAAATATGGAGCTGCTGAATCTGCTTTGATGGGTGGTTTGCAATATGAAGGCGAAGATGAAAGCAGATTAATGAATAGTGCTATATCTGGATTGCTCGGGGGTGGTATAGGTGGTGCGGCTGGTGCAGGAATAGCATCCATGAGACCATCCAATATTGCACAAGGATTCAGGGGAAAGATTTCAAATGAAGATCTGGCCAGGAATTTAGAAGCAGCACGTGGAACAGAAACAAGCTTGGGAAGAGTAACTGAAGATACTTTTCTTAGAGATCTATCAGAAAACATATTGCCTTACCTTCCTGGTTCAGGTGCCAAAGGTTCTCAATCAAGAACAGCCGCAGAAATTGAAAGACGCGCTGCCGGGAATTTAGAAGGATTATCAGGTGGAAGAAGTCTAGAGAATTCTGATATCGCCGAAGACATACAAAGTCAATTACAAAAGTCTGCAAGAAGCATCCGCGGACAATCTGGTAAAAACTATAAAGCCATTAATGATCTGGCTGATTCCATGGGAATCAATGTCAGCACATCCAATTTATCCCAAACATCGTCGGATATCTTGCAAAAGCTTAGGAAGAGTCCTGCATTGTCCAGAAAACAAGATCCCGCATTAATAGCTGATTTAGAGTTTTATTCTAATGCTGCTCCTGAAAGCCTGGAAAGTCTTAGCTTGCTTAGAGGAGAATTGGGAGATGATGCATGGAAGAAACTGATGGCTGGAGAAAGACATACATCTGGTCAATATACTGCATTGAACAAAGCAGTTAGCAGAGACATAGATCAAGCAATTGAAGAAAGTGGTAATACAGAACTCAAAGATCTCGGCAGAGAAGCTAAAGAATATTACAAGAAAAATGTAGTTCCTCTCAATGATAGAAGTATTAAAAAGTTTGTTGACGATCCGAACCTAACCCAGTCTGAAAATATCATTGCTACTTTTGTTAAACATGGTCCAAAACAAGATAGAGTTAAAAGACTAAAGCAGCTGACCAATCATTTAGATGAAGAAACGATGGACAAATTGAGATTTGCGATATTCTCTGATGCCGAAGGAAATGCTAGCGCACAAAATATTACTAAAGTTCTTGGGAAGCTTGGCAAGAATCAAATTGAAGAACTTATTCCGAATGCAACTTTACGGAATCAAATGGATCAACTTTCTAATCTGGCAAGAATGAATCCAGAAGCTTTTAATCAAATGTACAACCCTAAGACAGGTTTCAGAAATCAGGCCATGGAAGCCATAAAAACATATGGTCCCACAGCAGCTGCAAGTATATTTAATCCATTATTAGGCGCTGGAGCAGTAGCTACAGGCCGTATAACGAATAAATTTCTAACATCTGAAAAGGTTCGGGAAGCTCTTGTAAGCAGTATGCTCAAAGGTCAATCATCTCAAACCGGTAATACAAAATTATTAAACGATGCCATTGTGAAAATGCTCACTCCAGCTGTATCCAAACGAAAGGAAAGTAAATAATGTCCCTAAACCCACAATACGTCACAGCCCCTAATCTACAGGAATATTTCGTAGATAAAGACTCAGGACTTCCTTTGGCTGGTGGAAAGATATTCTTCTATTCTGACGTTAATAGGACTACTCCAAAGACTGTATATGAACTTGAAGGAAATGGGGCGAACTATACATATGTGCCTTTGCCAAATCCAATTATCCTTAGTGCTGTTGGCACTGTGCAAGATAATGATGGCAATGATGTGATTATCTATTATTTTCCATTTGATGCTAGTGGAAATGAAGAGCTTTACTATATTGTTGTTCAGAATTCGTTGGGCGTCCCACAATTCACCCGATCGGCATGGCCCAATCCTAATGGAAGTGGTGGTTCAGTCGGTGGTTCATTTTCGCCATATAATTTCATACCTAACGGCCAGCTTTTAGAGCATACAAATCTGGCTAACAATGCAATTGTTGCTGGTAGCAATGTTCTGGCTCAGGGAGGATTCACATTCGAATTCACTCCTGCAGGCTCTGGTACTCCTTCAGTAAATACATCTACATTTTTGGTGCAAAATAATAATATAGAAGCTCCTCAGAGTCCTAGATATCTTTTAAATGTTGCATGCACTGTTGTAAATGGATTGGATACACAGAAAACATTAAGAGTAAAATGGGCTGATGTTAATAAATTCTCTACCCCAAATAGTATATATACATTTGCTTTCTATGCGACTTCAAATCTAGGAAGCGTTCCTGTAACTATAAATCTAATAAAATATTGTGGTACTAATGGTAGCGTTGTTCCGCCATTGGCATTATCGACTATTACAATTGAGAATAACGTAGATGCTCCTTTATATAATATCAATTTAACATTTGGAAATAATGATGGTTTAAATGTTGATACTGTCAATAATAATGACTATGTTGCATTAGAGATATCGTTTCCAACAAGCATGGTTTACGATATAGATTTTTCAGATTTCTTGTTGGTAGCTCAACCAGAAGGAAGCATCACAACTGTAACTGCGTTCCCAGTTCAGACGAACGAAGATATGATGACTCGTGGAGTAATGGGATGGGCTGAAACAGTTGATCCGAATGGAATGGATTTATTCCTTCCTCCTATTTTGACTAGAGCAGGAATGACTTGGGATGCTTCGCAAGTTGGGACAGTTGGCATGTCAATAATGCCTATCCTTAGCCCTACTTCGTTGCCCGCTCCGCAACATAACATGATGCCTTGCGATGGATCAAGTTATCTCACAAATGGACATGCTTCAAATGGTGTTCCATTTTCGCGTTTGGCAGCATATCTCCAGAACGATGGATTAGCTAATAATCTTCCTTTATATGGAACGGGTTCAAATTATGTGAGCTGTTTATATCCTTTATCGGGTGCAACTAATACGACAATGAGAATTGTATATAACATTGCTGGTGGTGGTTCTACGCAGCCCGCTGATGGTCTCGCTCCGAACGCCACAGGTTTCACTTTTGCTCCCAAATATGCATATACAGGGGTTTTTACTGGAACAGCCTCAAGAGGTCTGCAGGCAAATATAATAAATAATACGTCTACGTTAGAAGGTGTCTGTTTGAATGGAAATTCTCTTACCAATACTTTGCAGGATGGAGCTGGAGTAAACGCGACGGGCTTCACGATTGTAAGAAATGATACAGCCACAGCATTGAGAGCATTTCAAACCAATTCATTCACTATAACTACAGTCACTGGGGCAGCCTTAGTTAAAGCGGGTAGCGGAAGATATTTTTTCATCGGTATCAATGCGACACAATATTATATGTGGTTCAATGTGGATGGAGCTAATACGCTACCGGCAGTTGGTCCAAATTTTCAAGTTAATATCAGTTCAACGTATTCAGCCGCTGATGTTGCAGATTGTGTAAGAGAGGCTTTGAGTACATTTGCAGCTAGTGATATAACGATAACTGGAACACCTCCTATTACAGCAGGAGTTTCGAGTTACTTTACATTCTATTCAAATCCCGCATCATTGAGAAGTTTCTATGTTTGGTATTATATTTCAGATCTGACAGTTCCTGGGGCAGATCCAATGCCTGTGGGAATAACGACTGGAATAAGGGTTAGTATTTTATCTACAGATACTCCTCAAGAGATTAGAAATAAAACACAATTGGCTATTAATACTTATCAATTTTCGGCTCCTGATTTCAGAGGAATGTTCTTTAGAGCGGGAGATCCAAATGCAACATGGGATTTAGATGCCGTCAATAGATGGTCTTACATTGCTAATAATTTTGGAAATGCGCCTGGTACTTTTGAATATCAACAATTTTTGGCCCATAACCATACTTTTACAAGTTTGGCACAAATTGCGCCTAATAATGCGATGGAGGGTGGAACTCCCTATTTGTTTCAAACGCAGAATACAGGCACGTCTGGCGGAACTGAAACTAGACCTGTTAACGCAACGATTTACCCATTTATTAGATACTAGGAGATAACCATGGCCTCACCATTAACAATTGTAAGGGATATAAATGGATATCCAACAACCGGTTCTGAAACAGCTTTCCCGTTCACTGATACTAATCAATATTTCTTTTTGACTCCAAACACGCCATTTGTTGTAACTGTTCCTAGAGGAAACTATGCGCGATTAGTGGCATATTTTAAATATTTCATATCTACAGCACCAGGTAATCCGGGCGTATTTATTCAACCATCTGCCACGCCGACATTGACGATCCCAACTACTACGTTGGCTGCAACAACTGCAGAATTGAATCCGAGTGCAAGATTGGTACTACCTGGACAGACGCTGCAGCTTATAACGACACAAGCGGGCGTTGGTGTCGGTATTTCTTACAGAATTCCACCACAATTTTAAGGTGAAAAATGAGCTTATATAACTCAACTCCAATCACGCAACTTGTTCCTGGTGCTGGCACCTTAGTGACAGATGTTTACGCAGCGGTCGATGTTACAGATTTGACTCAGAGTCCATCAGGAAGCACCAAGAAATATACTATTGGACAGCTACAAAGTTTCTTGGTTAATAACTTTACTGGAGATGATGTAAAAACCGCCTATGTAGGAACTGTTGGAAATCTAAACGCCTCTTATCTGCCAGGTCCAAATGGTGTATTTCCAGGTATCGGAGCAACTCTAACTAATGCTGGTGCATTTTCTGCCTTGGTGATTGATGGAATAACATTGGCTGTTGGCCAAAGGGTCCTGGTTGCGTTCCAATCTAACCCAACTCAAAATGGGGTTTATTCGGTAACCAACGCTGGAAGTTTAGCATCCAATTGGGTCATGACACGGGTTCCGGATTTTGATGGTTCGACTAACGGTGAAATCCAACAAGGTAACTTTATAGCTGTGTTATTTGGGACTTTAAATGCATTAAGCTGGTGGTTCCTGACTTCGCCAAGTGTTTCTATCGTTGGTACAGATCCAATCGTATTCCAGAAACAATCTGCAAATTTCAGTCCAGCCTGGGTAAATCAGACCACTGCATCTGTCACTATGGCTGTAAACACAGGCTATACTAGTAATGCAGGATCAACACCTATAATTTATACATTACCAGCAGCATCATCTGTTGGAGCATATATACAAATTACAGGAAAAGATGCAGGTTTATATACTATTGCGCAGGCAGCTGGACAAGTTATACGTTTCGGAACGGCGACTTCGACTATTGGGGTGGGTGGTTCAATAGCCAGTCAAGATGCACATGATGCTATTACATTAACTTGTATTACAGCAAATACTGAATGGGAAGTAACCTCCTTTGTTGGTACCTTCACTATAGTTTAAGGATAATTAATGACTAACAGAAGTAATGACTTTGAGAACCCGATAGATATAGCGAATGGTGGTACGGGTGCTATGACTGCTGCTCAAGCTATTATTAACCTTGGAATAGAACTAGGTTCAAGAACTATTTTAGGAACTACTGACCAGATAGTAGTTTCCAATGGTTCTGGAATATTGGGAAATCCGGTCATTTCGTTATTCAATGCTGTCATTTTTCCAGGTGTGGGACAAATAACGGTTCCTACTGGGAATACATCACAGAGAGACCCTTCTCCGGTTCTTGGTATGATTCGAGCTAATTCAGATACTAATACTGTTGAAACATATAGCAATGGAGAATGGACGCCGGTTAATTCAGTTTCTACCAATACAATATTCGTATCTAAAAGTGGAAATGATTTAAATTCTGGAACATCCCTTCTTTTGCCAAAACTTACCATACAGGCTGCTATCGATATTGTTCCTACAGGTGGATTGGTTATAGTAACTGATTCAGGCCAATATTCAGAAAATCTAACAATTACCCAAGGCATGCAAATATGGGCGCCCACTGCTGAGCTAGATGGCACAGGGTCAGGTGATTTGATAACCGTTTCAGGTGGTGGAACTACAGTTGTTAGATTAATGATTGGAGATATCAATCAAGGTGGTCCAGGTCTTGCAGTAAATATTCCTGATCCAGGAACAGTATTATTCTTAGATTCTCCAATTTTTCTTGGAAACATCGATTGCCATGGCAGTTTGCTTTTTAATGATGTAGCTACGATTACATCTAATATCCATATATTCTCAACAGGAGTATTTTCGATAGAAACGATAAATGCTCTTGGATGCACATTCACTTTTGATCCGGGCTCTACAATAGTTGGAGATATCCAAGTGGTAACCGGTCCCGGAAATACCAACAATACAGTTTATGGCGGACAAACCTTTAATGATTTGATTAGTAGTTCTGGTGGATTTATTACGGTATCCAAAAATACAACTGTAGATCAGGCCGACTTAACGGGCGCTGGCCAGGTTAATCTAGTCACATTCGGTTCAACAACTGCTTCCTATCAAATTAATGAGATTCAATTAAATGGATTTGGAACTAACTTCTCCGGGGGCGGTGATAGGAATTTAGATATAACAGATGGAACTTCTGTTTGGACGACCATCCCTGCGGCTATATTGCAGTCTTTAGCTAATGCCAGATGGGGAAGTGGGGCTGTGCCGTATCCTATTTCGATTCCATTAAATCAAGCATCTGTTCCAGGCACAAATATATATGGAACATATAGTGGTGGAACAATAGATTATACGGCTGGATCGGTAGCAATAACGCTAGTTTACGAAAGAGTAACCAATTAGGAGATTGAGATGTCAACAAATATACTAACCCCGTTACCATTTTCAGAAACTGGTGTTCGTCCGGGCCTTTGGTTTTTGAATAGTGATGAAAGTTATTCTACCATCACTACTCCAGGATTTTTGAACACAGTTGCGCTTGCAGGTTATGACTTACAAGATAATGATGTGATATTTACAATTTTTAATGCAAACACAGAATTTGCGATGCTTGTGGTCTCTATTACTGATGGCGTATATTCACTTAATGTTTATTCTCCGAATAGCAATAGTTTCATATTCACACAAACTCAATTTGTTGCTAAAGGCGGTTCAGATTTGAATCCAGGAACAAGTATTGGGCTTCCTAAGTTAAAAATTGGATCTGCTATTTCTGCGTTGATGTTGAGTCCTTCCCAACAAGGGGTCGTCATTATTCTTGATGATGGGTCCTACTATGAAAATGTGGTATTACCCTATAGCTTACAAATATGGGGGCCTAATGCCTCTATCAATTGTAATTCCGGTGATTTGCTCACTATAAATGATAGTGGTGACGATACTTTGGCCGTCATTAATGTGGCTGCTTTGTTTAATTATGGATCTGGAAAATCAGTGAGCATTTCAGGAGCACTTTCAAATATGTTCCTTAGCGCAGGGGTTATTCAGGGAGATATTTATGATGAAGGTGGATTGGTGCTTCGTGAAGTTGCTCAGATCACCTCTAACATACATATAACTGCAACGGGTCAATTTTCCCCGACTATTGTGAATGCTATAGATTGTACTTTCACATTTGACACTGGTTCTACGATCATGGGTAGCATTCAGACATTAAATGGAACTCCATTGAATCAAGTATATGGTGATACTACATATTTGAATCATTTGATGTATCAAACGCCTCCAAGCACTGAAACAGTGGGTCGTACTTTAGCCATTGTCGATAGTAATACACGAGTCGTTTATAACGCAGCGGTCATAGGTGATTATACATTGCCTCAGACTTCATCCGTTGCTATTCCTATTGGAACTCAGATCACATTTGTTCAGTTAGGTATTGGGGCTGTAAGCTTGGTAGCAGGCGCAGGCGTTACAATCATAGCGAACCAAACTCTTCCGGTAGGAACTGCAGGCGCGGGCGCTGTGATTTATGCGTGGAAATATACAGATAATATTTGGATTGTATCAGGCGATATGGCTACTGTTAGCCCGTAATTTAATTTATTAGGAGAAATTATCATGTCTAGCACTTTAACTCGAGTTCTTTCAGGTATTGTTGGCGTATCACCTGGTATGGTTTTGCTTCAAACAAACCTAACCAATTCTGATATTCAAAACCCAGGTTTCTTGAATCAACTAGAAACTATGACAGATGTTCAGGTACAGCCAACTGATTTCGTATTTGCAAATGCATCTGACGGCAGTGAATATTACACACTTCAAGTTACTGGAATCAATACATTAACTTTGGTCCCTGCAGGTGGCAGCGGAGGCGGCACTATTGAAAATATCATAAACGTAGGCAGTGGAACAGGAATTGGCGCGGGTTTGGTAGGAACTACGTATCAATTAAAAACTTTACTAGCGGGTACTAACGTAACTTTATCGAGCACAGGAACTACGGTAACTATCAATGCCAATGGCGGGGGCGGTGGTGGATTTCAATATCAGCAAACATGGTGGGTAGCCCAAAATGGAAATGATTCCAATGCCGGAAATTCAATTGATACTCCATTTTTGACTATTGGTCAGGCAATTGCTTCTTTTACTGGAAATAGAAATGTTATCAATATTCCTGACGAAGGGGTATATAACCTTAGTGGATCTTTCCATGTAGCTGCAAATACTATTGTAACTATCAATGCTCCTGCAGCATCAATAGTGGGCGATGGAGCAAACATTCCTTTCACTCTTGGCGCAAACTCTGTTCTAAATCTAGATTTATATTTGCTCAATGCTGCTGGACCTGCTGCAATATCCGCAGGCACGCAAGATGCAATTGCAAATGTTTATATACAATCTGTAATAAATGCAAGCACATTGAATACTGGTGAATATAACGGAACACGAGGATATGTTGGACAAAATGGATTAGACTTCAATTCCGGTGGGATATTGTTACTGACAGGACCCGTCAGCGGACAATCATACGAATTGCTTCCTGATAGCGCTGGGGATTATTTTGTTAACCCAACCACGGGAAACAAAATGCTTCTGATGAGTTTCAATGGTGGAACTATACATCTTCCTAGTGTTGTAAGCTTTCCTCAAATTGAGGAAGGATTCAGAATGTATTTTAATCAGCTTAACAAACCATCAGATGGGCAGGTCGGAAGATTCTTTTTACAAGCTGCAGGAGACGTAATCAGTAATAATGCAGTAGCAACTCTTCCTGGTATTTGTGAGCTTGTATTAGCAATAAAAGGTGATGCAGGAAATGGATTTGTTAATACATGGACAATCACTGGGGATGTAGCATTCGCGGGTTCATCTTTTGCAGTATATGTGTCTCAGATTTCCGGGGACGATACTGCAGGAAATGGAACATTGGAAGCTCCTTGGGCGACATTCGGCTTCGCAATTTCTCAAGTGGGTACTCCTGTAAATCCAACAGTTATTATTGGTTTGGATGGAGAAACCTATAACGAATCGATCACATTGGCCAGCACAGGCGTGAGTATCGTTGCACCGCAGGCAGTCCTAACAAGCACCACTGGAGATGTTATCACTTGCACGACATCTTCTGGATTGGGAAATCTTGTAAATGTTGGTGAAATTGTAAGAACATCTACATTCAATTCCGTTCATTGTACTGGCACTTCAGGGATGATTCTAAATATCAACGCAATCATTGGTCCCATCGTTACAAACACTGGCAACATCAACATTACTACTGATGCATTGATGGGTAATTTGACCACTGGATCTGGAACTATTAACTACTTCGCACAAAATAGAAGTGGTACTAATACAGGCAATATAAATGGACTGACTCCTGAAGGTTCAACTACTCCTACATTCACCGTCAATGCTTTAATTGCTGATGGATTAACTTATCCAACAGCTGATGGCACAAACGGACAAGCAATGGTCACTAATGGTTCCGGTCTATTGAGTTTCGCGACAGTTGGAGGTGGTGGTGGATTATCATTCAATACAATTGCCGGAACTTCACAGCTTGCTGTTGCAGCCAATGCATATATTTGTGCAAATGCTGCTCAAACAACTGTGACATTACCCGCTGTGTCTGCGGTAGGTGACACTGTAAGAGTTTATGGACAAGGTGCTGCTGGTTGGATATTGCAGGCGGCAGGCGGTCAAACGATCAACCTGGGTACTGCAAGCACATCTACTGGCGGAACACTCACTTCTGCTGCTAATACCGATTTGGTAGAAGTGACATGTTTAGTTGCTAATACTTTATGGCAAGTTAATTTCGTGTACTCAACAGGCTTAACAGTCGCTTAAGGGGAAAAAATGTCTATTAACAATATTTTAAATGTTCCGGAAGCTTCATTGCTTCCATTTGAATCTGTGACACCGCAAGCGATTGTGTCTGATACTGTTTCTTTAGATGCCATTTTAATTCCTGCCAGGGTATTTTCTAATACAGCAGTAGGTCCATCTATTTGGACAGCAGATACGGGTACAAATTATTCTATTCAGTTCCCAAAAATTGGGTTGAATGAAGGTGTAAGTGTATTTGTCAGCAATACCACAGGTGCAATGATTACAATTGCATCTAATACAGATGTGACAGTTTCTGGAACGCCAACAAATCTGAGTAATTTCAATTTTTGGCTTGTTAACCAAGGTGTGAACACTTGGGCTATTTACTACTAAGGAGATTATGATGACTACGAATAATATGTTAATTGCCTGCGACCGCAGCCATTGGTTCTGTTGTAAAGGTTTATGGTCAAGGTGCTGCAGGCTGGATATTACAAGCAGCTGGTGGTCAAACCATTAATCTAGGAACTACACCAACATCTACAGGCGGAACATTAACATCTGCTGCTAATACAGATTTGGTATTGGTAACTTGTATTGTTGCAAATACTACGTGGCAAGTAGATTATGTATTCTCCACAGGACTAACGGTCGCATAAGGAAATTATAATGACTAATCCTATTATGAATAACATGATTAATAATGGAAAGTTCAATGGATTCGAAATATACGTTTCTCAGATGACAGGAAACGATCTAAATTCAGGTAGTTTCGGAGCACCATTAGCAACTTTGAATGCGGCCCTAACCTTAGCTGGGTCTCCTTCTCCATCTGCTCCGGTAATTATTAATATAATGGATGGAGCTACTTATGATGAACAATTAAATTTCGCTCCTAGCACTGAGAACTTATTCTTTTTTGGACCTGCTGCACAGATTAACTTTTCTGGAGTTGGAGATACAGTAACGATTGGGCTTAATTGTAAGATATTTTTTCAGATGGCAGGCATTACTAATTCTGGAACTGGAACTGCTATAACAAATAATGGTGGTGAATTATTTGGATATATCGATATTCTTCAATCTGCAGGAACAGTAATTAATCATGTTGGCCCTGCTGGGGCATGTTTAATCACATCATCTATAGCTCTTGAGGGGGATATTCTTTTAGCAGGTGGTGGCAATGTTTTATATAATACTCAAATAAGAAGCGGAACAGATGCAGCTGGCGTAGTTGGTATTAATATAACCGGTACATCAGGTTCATGGACTGCGTTGAGTGATATTACTTCTACTTCTGGTAATATTTCTGCAAGTAGTGGTTTTCTTTATGCCCAAGGTGATGTTACTTCCAATTCTGGTAATGTTGTTTCTAATACAGGATATGTGCAGGCTTTGGCGGGAAATTTAATTGCAGGAACTAATGGTGCGCTTGGTCAAGTTCAAGCTTATCCTGCATCGTCAAATACTGGCTATATGTTGATTTTACCTAACGCAAATCTTGCTAACGTAACTACATCAATTTCTAATCAGCCTACCTCTGTAGGGACATCTCATGCTTTGCCCAATGTTGCTTTTGCCAATGTTACTTTATTGCCATGCAAATTGACACAAGTAGATCCAATGTCAAATTTAATCTACTTTGACACAACTGTGACGTTTACTCAGTTATCAGGTGGGGCATCAGTCCCTTTGGTTAGTACATTTTTTGGGGGCCAATATCGAGTTAGAGAGTTATTTTTAAACTATAATTCTTTAAATTTACTTGGCGGGGATAGAGATCTTAATATTACCGATGGAACTACTATTTATTCAACTATTCCAAGCGCAAGCCTAATAACATCCTTAAATTCTAGATGGGGAAGCGCATCTGTACCTTTCCCATCATCTGTAGCTTTAGACACAATAACGCAACCCGGCGTAAATCTATTTGCGGTTTATAGCGGAGGAACAATAGATTATTTATCGGGTGAAGTTATTATTAGTGGATGTTGGGAAAAAGTAGTTTAAATATTAGCAAATTAATTAATAGGAAATTATTATGTCAGAAATTATTGTAAATAATATGATTAATGCAAATGATGGATTTACTGCTGCAGGCATTAATTATCCTACTGTTGACGGATTTGCAGGGCAGGCCATGGTTACTGACGGAGCAAAGAATTTAAGCTTCTCAACTATAGCAACTTACAATCCTACTTCCTTTATCATTCCATGGACGAGCTGGAACTATTTTGTTGGAGGTGGTGGTGGTGGCGATTATTATTGGGCTCCCGCATTGAGTCAAAATAGTTCTGGATTTGATGGAACCCCTAATACGACTTTCGGAACAGTAAACTTTAATGCCCCAATTGATGGAACTTATCAGTTTACAATGGGTATGCGCACCGGTACCAATATTGGAATGATGACGGCTACTATAAATGGAGTAGCAACTCCGCTTGACGGATATAATGGTTCAGGACAAAGCTTTATTTCTTTTGTATGGACGCAATCTTTAACGGCTGGCGTATGGGGAATAGCTATCGATTCCTTAAGTAAAAATACTTCATCAACGAACTATTGGATAACTCCATTGGGAACAGGTTTTGGTATTCAATTGTTATAAGCCATTTAAAAAGATTGGGGGCAAAGGCCCCCTTTCTCAGGCATTTTAAAACAATGATGGACCAAGGTTATCAACGAACCCAGATACGCGTAAGCTTGCAGCTGCACCACCTGTGACGCGGTATCTAATTTCAGCATGACCTGTTACTTCATCGGGTGTTGCCAGCAATGTCGTCATTGTAGGCAGTGGAGCAGCACCTGTTTGCACAATAGAGATTGTAGTGTAAGTAGCAGGGCTCAAATTACCTGTTGTAAACTGAACCGAGTCGCCTGGGACAGCCGAAGTCACTGATGTATTGATATACACCAAAGAGCGTGTATTGGGTGGAACTGGGCCTGCAGATGCAGTTAAGTCTACATCGGTGTAAACACCGGCAACACCAGCTGCCAAGACAACAACAGCTTCAGCGAGCATATATGTGCGATCATTATTATTACCGGTCTGCGACCAGGGTATAATGAAGCCGCTACCACTGCTCACATAAATGAAACCAATACGACGATAAGCATTCATGTTTTTAGGCAAAAATTCATTTGCAGTTGCTACGATGATCGCTGGATTGGTTGATGGATTTTGATTTCCACTGGTTGTTCCTTCAGTATTAGCAACAATATAGACGGGAAAGACAGTATTAAATGCAAGATTTAAAGAAGCCAGAGGAACCGGAAAGCATCCATTAAGACCTGTTGTGGATATATCGACTGTAATGGCAGGAGGGTTTCCTGCAATAGCATTACTGAAAACTATTGGATAATCAGTAACCAAATCTCTAGCACTTCCTGGACCAATTGTGAAAGTGGTTAGACCTGTAACGGTCAAGTTTAATCCACTGACATATGCGTCTGACCCAAAAAATGGCGTAGTAGCGAATGAGATGGGTTCAGGTGTGAAAAACGCCATAATAACTCCTTAGAGAGGGAAGATTAGGGGCCGAAGCCCCCTATCTTTTTATGTCAATCAACCACTAAACCAACGCAGCTTCTAAGCTATCGACGAATCCATCGAGCTGAATTGTCAAGCTTGAGTTGCTCGCGCCAACAGCATATTGAATTGCCGCATGTCCTAATGCATTAGGTGAGGCAGAAGCTGTCACATCAACACTCAACATACCTGCAACAGGTGATGTTAAACCGATTGAAGGCGCGCTGAATGAGGCACCAAAAGGCTGCACAAAACAAGATGCATTGATTTGAGCTGTAGTTAAATTCAGACTCAAATAAACTTGACTGAATCCAGGAGGAACAATGCCGTTTGCGCCTAATGACAAATCGATAGGCGTAAACACGGTTGCATTTCCGCTTGTCAATACGGTTAATGCATTTGGAAGTAGATATTGACGCTCATTACCATTTCCAGTTTGAGTCCAAGGTGTGATAACCGAGTTAGTATTATTAACAAGTATCCAGCCAATGCGACGGAATGCATCATAGCCAGCCGGCAAGAAGTTGTTACCAGTGGCAACGATAATACCAGGCTGATTGGCTTGTGCATTCAGGCTGCCATTAGTGGTACCAGCGCTATCAGCAATAATGTATACGGGCAGTACAATTGGACCTGTGAAACCAGCTGAAGGGATCAGATATGGGAATACACCGTTAACACCTAGGTTAGCAAGATTGACAGTGATAACAGCAGGAAGATTAGGAGTTACTGTTGGATATTGAATAACATAATCGCTGGTTAATGCGCGAGCGCCACCTGGTTGAATCGTGAAGGTTGTATTGCCGGTTACTGTCAAGTTAAAGCCTGTAACGAAGGGATTGGATGTGAAATCGGGAATAGCCGAAAAATGGGTTGGTTGAGGAACGAATACTGTCATGATGTCTTTTCCTATAGGGTTAATTTGGATGTGGTCAGTTAAGCAAATATAGCCTATCAAAACCTAGTTTAAGTGTAGCCTATACTGTATATAAGCACAACGAGCGAGAATATTATGCCTAGGAAAGCTATTCTAAAGAACGGGGAGCTATATAGCCTTGTTGCTGCACATTTGGTTATAACCTTCATTATTACTATGTTGGAAGAAGGAAGTTATGACCCGAAGGTGGATAAGCTCAAAGTAGTTAATGAGGAGGAATGGGAAAGAGAGAAGAGCAGAAGGGTTTGTAGGTGATAAACACAACAAACAGCATACATTGCCGCCCTGGGTATATACTGTTTGCCATGTTTAGTATCACTACTTCTGACTTATTTGCCTAATGGATTTAAGATTCTGCCTATATTTAATTCCATTATAATAATATGTTTGAAATTCTTCATTACGGATATAGCCACCTTTAGAGCTTTTGGATAGATCTGTTTTGGGGGTCTTGTATAAATCCATCTCGGAACCGTCCTTCATCATGGCCCAATTAGCCTTGAATGAGAATCCCATATCATCTCTATTATGCTGTTGAAGCAATAAGCCTCCAACGCCTACAACCAGATTTTGTGATGCATAACCTAATTCTTCGAGACCTTTTAGAGTCCGAACAATCCTATCATTTGTCATGCCATCACCATATATCATTCCAACTTTAGGATTTAACAGTTTATGTCCAGTTGAAGTAAATGTATGGCCAAATTTTCTGTCCAGGATCTGGATGGTTTCAATACTGATAGCCACCGGATCTCCACTATCAGGTCTGAATACCACTTTCCCATCTCTCGCCAATATTTCATCCCGCAGTTCATCCGAAAAGTTCTCAAGCACATTATGCAAGTCATATGTATCAGAAACAATAGAAACTATTCCTGTTGGATAAAGCTTAAGCATATTTCTGAATGCATCTATCTCTTGAGACTCTCCAAAAGAACACATGACACTGTGTTCACTGGCTGGCACGCTCAGTCCAATAGGCTCATCGTGAGGTCCATAATATCTTGACAGGAGATCTACAGCTAATACCGTATCTGTTCCAAGAAAATTCACCAGATGAGCTGCCCCAGATAACGCAGCAGTCTCCTCCGATGAAACGCTTCTATACCCAAAGTCATGAACTTGGAATGGAATCATTCTCAAATCAGAACCTGTTTTAATAGCATACTCAGTAAATATACCTTTAAGTTTTCTGCTATAAGTGGCCACAGTACATGTATTCCAAAGTTTAAGGAATAATCCCTCTAAAAGCCCTACGCAGAAATGCATGCCAGGAGCAGTATTTTCTATCACAAGTAATGGTTGTTGGATGCCACAGATAGTTCCTTCTTTATATGCTTTTATGGAAATGGGCCATTCTTTCATTTCGGCAAGTTTCATCAGCTTATCTTTAGATTCTTCGGATATAGGTTGTCCTAAAATCATTTCTCTGATTTTTATGAATCTTAGAACATCTTCCACTGATGGAGCTTTAGAGAGATATTTCTCAATGTAGTATCTCAGTCCAAAAAATACCAAATCACTAAATTTATCGCCTTTACGGGCTATTAGATGGGATTGAATATATTCTATGTCAGGGTTATATTGTTCCATATGACCCATTTTGTACACATCTGTATGTAATAATGTATTTATCATAATCATTCCTTGTTGAAAATATTGTACTGGCATTTCACTGAAGTATATCCAGCATCATACAAAACTTGCTTTCCTTTGCTATATATACCATAAGTCGTCATTAAATGTTTTACAGTATGTTCTGGTAAAAGAGGTAACAACTCTATGAAAGTCTTTCCTCCATCGCAGATATCATCTATTACATAGATCGATTCTATGTTATCAGGGATAGGTTCAAATAATACGATTTGTCCTATTTCTCCAGAATGTTGAATTCTAACTTTATTTGCATACATATACGGTATATGCTCATAGTGGCATCCATACTTAAATAGGGCGTTTTTATCAGGAAAGACGACCATAGATTTTCCATCATTGGGAACCAAGAAGGGATCATAAATATTAATCCATCCTTTTGGTAAAGAAATCGGGTTGTGTGCATCATTAACTAAAAATGTAGTATGGTGAAATTGATGAAATAAGTCTAAGAAAGAATATAAGCCTCCAAATCCTTCGAATTGCTTATCTTGCCTCGCGAAAGGAAGAAAGACAAATTCAAATGATTTTACGAATTGATTCTTGAGTAGAGATAAGCAAATAAATACTTCTTCTAAACGGCCATCGTAGATCCACTTGATATGGTCTACTCTGCGCATTTTGTCTTTCATATAATCACATGTCTTATCAGGGAATGTCACATATTTAAATTCGTTTCCGTCCACAAATATCATAACATTCCCCTATAAGTTAAAAATTTACCTATCCATCATAGATTTGACCATACGTACAAACTTCTCTCTTTCTTTCTGTCCATATTCATCCTCTTCTTCAGCATCTTCATTTTCAACAAGAGCCCAATGTTCAACACAATAAGATTTTTCAGCCCTATGTTTCATCACAATCTCTTTATTGGGACTGTTTATATCGGTGGAAATATTTAGCTTTAAATCATCTCCATCAAATTTAACAGTTAATATAACGGCATCTTTGGATGAACTTCCTTCTATCTTAGCCTTTAATAAAAACATATCATCATATTCTGACTTAAAAAGATAAAACTTAACCTTTCTTGGCTTATCATCTTTGGCTTTCTTTACATCATCTAACATAAGTTCAAACATATCATTTCTCCTCGGTTTCTAAAAAAGATTTCACTATCGTCTTAAACTCATCATATGCATGTGCCTTAATTAATACCTCAGGATTTGGCGTCAAAAAAGAGAACACTTCGTCTATGGCTTGATGCTCATCACCTTTACCATAATCAAAACTATCTACCCATTCTATATCATGAGCAGCTTTTTTAATTAACAATAACAATTTTGCGAAGCTGGCACGCCTTGGATCTGTATGCTGGTTTTCAATAGCATTAGCGAAATTGCCTATGTCGAAGCAAAAATAGTTATAACTTCCACCACTCATATCATTTCTCCTATTTGGCTGGCGATTCAGGGATCGAACCTGAGACAAAGTGATTAACAGTCACCTACTCTACCGCTGAGTTAATCGCCAAGCGTATCATTGAAAAAACCTTATAATATTAGGTAAGGAAATTACTACAATAAGAATATATATCATAGTGATATGATTCTCAGTTTTCCTAACCCTACCATGAAAGAAATCCATTAGATCTATATTGCTGGTCATTAAATGCTTAAATAATTGCTCCATAGTCTGTATGATAGAACCATTCTCTATCTGAGATCTTATATCTTTCTCATCCATGTTTCACCTCTATATCAAAATGGTAAATCGTCATCAAACCCATTGGCATCACTCTCGCTAATCAATGGTGCAGCGTTTCTTTTTGCATCAGGCTTCGTTGACATATAAGACTTGACTTCATTCTTATCCGGATAAGTTCCACCCTGTGGGCTCTCTTTGCCCTTCTGAATTCTGATATGAACATACCCACACTTCCCAATGCAATCTTGCGCCGTCATTACACCATTGCTATATTGCCCATCTAAATTGGTAGCATAGCAGAATGAAAATAGCTTAGTAGACATAGCTTCCAATAGATAATCAAACATAGTATATGTCTTCCCCTCATCATCGAATACTTCCAATGTAAGTTTTATCATTTCATTGCCGCTCTTGGATGTATGCTCATGAGCATTAGCCACTCTGAATGAGTAAATACCAGGTTTAAGTAGGTTCATTGATTCAATCTCATCTTTAGTCTTTGGTGTGAATTTCATATCGGTTCTCCAGTGGATTGCGGTATTTTAGATGTCAAATGTTGTATGCATTTCTTGATATTGTCTCTTGGCATCTCTGCAAAAGTCTCAGAATCTGACTTATCAAGCCATTTCTTCCAAGTCTCTGGTGGAATCTTTAGCATCGAAATCAATCTATTTAATTCGGCTATCTCTTCATTGGTAGCAAGCTCTTGAGATACAGCATCTCTCTCCAAAACGTCTCGTCCATACTTGTCAGCCAATGCATCATAACTGAACTCAAAAGACTCGCCATCAGGAAGCGTGCTGATTCGAGATTTCTTTATAACAGCCACCCTTTGTGCTCCACGCTTTTGAATCTCAAAAACCAAATCAAATAAATAATCAAGCTTCTTATAGCAATCATATGTGTTACCCAACACAGCCATATTGGTTCCATACTCATTCTTTGCATGTGCTGTAATAATCACATTCATGTCAAGCCTCAATAACAGCATGCATAGATGCTTCATTTGCTTATTAGCTTCGCTTATGTGGCGACCGAACTCTGTACCTGTCTTTAAGCCAATACGCTCTACAAGCTCGTTATAGACGGTTGTAAGGGGATCAATCACCAGAGTCTTATATTCATGCTTCTCCGTTAGCAAAGAAGTCACTTCCGTCAGCATTTCATCGAAGTCTGTAGTCTGGAATATGACACCACCATTCTTGGATAGCATCTCAGTATATTGTGAATTCTCTGCACCCTTTTCGGTGTCAATTAGGTATACCTTTGGAAAGGCAAGGGCCGCAGTGGTTTTACCGACACCCGCATTGCCGTAGAAGAGACATTTAAGTCTTTTCTGTACTGATTCTGGTTTAATTGCTCGTAGGGCCATTAAGATTTCCTTCCATACTGTTCTTTGATGAGCTTTGACATTCTTTCTCTGTCTCTTTCTGAGCGTAAAGCAAAGTACAGCTTATCAACACTTAGCTGTGCTTCCTCTTCAGTTAGCTCAACCTTAGTGCTGTCAAATTGGAAATGCTCGTACTCCCTGTCGCTTTTCATAAGGTCACAATATTCATCAGCCCTTCTTCTGTCAGCCTCATTGCGCATGTGGCTTTCCCATGGACTGACACGCTCGTCTTCATCTCTGTAATGTGCTTCAAAGTAATCACTGTTCATATATACCCCCTTGTATGAGTAGATCATACAATACTCATTTCACCATTGCAAGTCTTTTTTATCTTTTATTTTGACATCTGGTCGTAGGTCATAGAAAGTGATTTGATTGCGAGTCATATTGGCTATACGTCTTGCCTGCTCAACAGATATAACGATACGTCCTTTGATCCAATCATTGACTAGTTGACGGCTAACGCTTAAGGCTTTGGCTAGTTCTGTTTGGTTACCAAAGTAATCTATGGCAGCTTCTATAGCTTTTATATGTTTGGATGTAGGCTTTGGTCTGGACATGTTCTTCCCTGGGTGAGCTATGTCATACATCATAAGGCAAACTTGAGACAAAAAGAAGCCCCAGGGGTTAATTGGGGCTAATATAAGGTTGTTTACTATCACATAGAAGTATAAACAGTTAACAAAAATATAGTATCACAAAAGAGAAATAAGTTGTGCTAGTATCATTGGTAGTCATATCTATCAAGCCAATTAAACGGGGCTATAGGGAGATATGGTTAAGGGGTAGGAGGTTATCGGGGACTCTTCAACGTTTCGACCTACCTTGATTTAAACGCGTCAAGAAAGACTCTACATGGGCGCGGACTGATTGCGAATTGATGGAACAGTGTGGGCACCTAGGAACTGATATCTTAGGGAAAGTCATCATAGTGTCGAAGGGGCCTGCCGTCTGGCGTGTCTGACATTGCAAGGGCGATTCACACGTTTTATGTGATTCCTGGCTCTTGCTATGTCTCTGCTAACCTACCATCCAGCGTATCAGGGGTAGTAGAGGAATAGAGAAGATATAGAAGATATATTAGATCTCTAATACATTCAGATCTTCTAGAATAGATCTAGATCTAGGTTTCTTATGTAATCCTCTTAAGCCTAGTAGGTTGTACTGGCACAATATATAATATTACTAGGATATAAGGATTTACATGGTAACTATAATATTGCTCTTACTCTTGGTCTTGGTATATGCTCTATGTGTGAGCAGGATAGATAAGGTTAATGAGGAAACAGATTGGCCACAGAAGCTAATCAAGGACAGGATTAACGATCACTTCAAACAAGAAACATGCACCCATGTCACCATTGACCCCATCGGATTTATATATTCAAACTTTATGCCAGAAGAGTCCGAATCCAATGACTCTGCTTATCTCATTAAGGTGACAATCAAAACTAATCTCATTACCAAGGAATTCACTACCCTGGTTAGCTTCTTAGATACTCAACATATTATGGCTGCTGGCGACAAATTGATTAAAGAGATTGAAGTTTATCTGGTGGGGTTGCATACGTACGGGGTGTGAGATATTATGGATTTAACACTGATACAACCCCAGTGTTGCCCTGGTATGCCCGATGAACTCATGCTGGGGCTTATGAATTTAGTCAATGGGCATTGACCAAATTTAGATAATGCCCGTTCGCCAGATGGATATCGCCACTAGACAAGCTTGCGAGTTATGATGGCAAATCATGTGTGTACACACAGCGGAAGAGTCTGACCATAATCGAGCCCGGGCAAGTCATTTTATCATACAAGATTAATTGCTTATACCAATATTGCCAGTATCGTTTCCAATATTGTGGGCATTTTGTCCAATATTAAGAGAAAGGACGTCCAGAAATTGATGCACCGCAGCCAATGTACTATCAGGGTTAGGGTCTGGAATTGAGGCCGTTATAACGCTGGCTGTGGTCACTATGGCTGGTATAAGTATGGTGGCCTTCTTGATGAAAGTTTTGAACTTATCAGCCCACGTTGGCTTTAAACCAGGGTTTATGGGATTTGGGGTAGTCATTATGGTTTCTCCTATTAAGTCGCAGGTCTCTGCTCCTGCTATGGGTGTTGTTACCCATAATTATAGTCCAGTTATAAAAACATTATTAACATGACTAAGCAAGTAACCAAAGCAAATAATATCATTTTTCGTCTCTCCATTTTCTTACCATATTCTGTTATTTCCCATCCGGAATCTGGTAAATCTATAAACTCTCCTGTTTTTTCATTAACCATGTATCTTGCAGTAATTTCATGAGTTGCAACATCTCTTCCATTGGGAGCCCATCCCATAGTTATCTTGGCCTCGTGATATCGGAATTGATTTAAAGTTTGTCCAGTATTCGATAATTCCTTGGTGGGCAAAATAGTTATGTTTTCATATTCTTCCATATCATTTCTCCTCATAATACGGTTTAACATATTTCAAATAATTCAATAAGAACTGCGTTTGTGTTGCAGCCCCCCCTGGAGTATTGTAATACTGCTTGTAATATTTCCATATGCCATCAATGTCATTGAATGCCGGCAAAGGTTCTTTAACGCGGAGATAATGAATGCGACACATTGCGGTGGCATATTTAAAATCTGTAGGCAGTCTTTCGCAATCGAAAGGATAAAGATTAATGGCCATATTTGAATCTGGCCAACCAACCTTCCTTTTAAGGAAATTCAGACATATATCATCATGAGTAGCTGGTTCCATCATAAATATCCCCAATGCTGGCCCATTAACCTGAGACAGATATGTTCCCATCAATGATTCCTGGGCACACGTAGCAGCTAATAACTGCTCAGCTGATGGCGAATATAAATCAAATTCTTTCAATGTTGGCTGAATAATGAGCTCTATAAGTTGTTTAGTGTTAATTGGCATATCACATCCTCATCTTTGGTTTAACTTTAGATTCCACTCTTTCATTCCATTGCTGTGGCGTTATTATCTCCAAATAGTCTTCATCTGGAAGATATCTGTTATGCATAATCAATTCTGTCAATACTTCAACTAAGTCTACTTGTTCGCAGATTCCTACTCTGGAGTTGTTGACTACGATCACACGAAGCATGGGACCTCCTCGATTGATATATATATTCCCGCCTTATCATTATCAATATAAGTTTTATTAGACTTTATTTCTACTATTTGACTATCATCTTTGTAGGCGATACGATTCAAAGAGTCTAAAACAGTCTTAATTAAATTATCAATATCCGGCTTAACAGTGTGATATGGTCGTTGGCATATTTTCGTCTTTTGCTTCTTGAAACGAAATTCGATATTTATGCTAACTGCGCCAGTTATAATTGGGATATTGAGTTTTATCATTTCTATATTAACTGCATAAGCAATCGAATGCTCGGCTGATACGGTTTTACTGGGCGTAAAAACGCGCCCCTTGTTAAACCTGGGTCTGGCTTTAGCAATTGGTGGATCCATTGGTATGAAGACTTGAATCATTGGGGATTATCACTCCCAGGCTTAGCACCAGCTACCTCGTTGTATGCCTGCACGTAACGCTTTGTGGCGTCCTCCATGGCTACCCTAGTCTCATTACTGCGGGTCTTCTTGTAGACGTCCACAGAGCGTTTTAATTCGTTCTCAAGGTCATTGATTGTCTTCATATTGAAGCTCCTCACACATTTTTGCGTTATGCCATTCCAAATACTCATCGAAAGAAGTAATAACAGAAGACATCCAAAATATTCCCAGTATGAAAGTCATACCAAGAAGAAAACCACATAGCCACCATGAACCATCCTTCATCTTTATCTCCTAAAGTAAATCGTATATATGTTTCTGACCAACTTCAAAGGCAGCCCATGGGTCTCGTTGTAACATCTGTTCAACTCGATACAATTGGCGTTCAACGATTGCTCTGACATTAGCCTTTTGTTTATCTGAAAAGCCTTCTTGGATTAAATCCATGTTATATGCTGAAAATGCCAGTGAACCGTATATCATTAATTGCTTTTCAAGTTCAGTCATTTATCTTCTCCTGTTCATGATTTATTCTTGTTTTCAATGATTCAATTATATCTGATAATGTTTCATAGAAATCTATCGCATCTTCGCTGTTAACCTGACATTCTTCAAGTACATATATCAGCCTCAATAATTCATT